CTATTACTGGTGGTACTGTCGCTGGTGTGGCTCAGACGGGCGGAACCATCAACAACACCGTTATTGGTGGAACCACGCCTGCTGCGGGTACCTTTACCAACGTAACGGCTACTGTTGGCCTTTCTGGAACCTTGACTGGTAACGTTACTGGTACCCTTACTGGTAACGTCACCGGCAATGTGACCGGCAATGTCACCGGTAACTTGACCGGTAACGTCACGGCCTCTAGCGGCTCTTCCTCGTTCAACAACGTCACCATCAACGGTACGTTGGACATGAACTCTGGAACATCTGCAACGATCACGGGCCTTCCTACGCCTACCAACTCCAGTGACGCTGCTCCTAAGAGCTATGTTGATACGGCTATCAGCAACCTGATCGGCACTGCTCCAGCTACTCTAGATACACTTGGTGAGATTGCTGATGCTCTTAACGATGATGCAAACATTGCAACCACGTTAACGAACTCTATCGCTACCAAGGTTAGCAAGTCAGGCGACACCATGACCGGTGCTCTGGCAATGGGAAGTAACAAGATCACTGGTCTTGGTACGCCTACGGCTGGAACTGATGCTTCTACCAAGGACTATGTTGACACGCAGCGTGACACTCGTTTAGCCTTGGCTGGTGGTACGATGACGGGTAACATCGTCATGGGTTCCAATAAAATCACCAGCACTGCCACGCCTACAGTTGATGATGACTTGACCCGCAAGGGCTATGTCGATAGCATCCTGGGTTCTGCTACGTCTGCGGCTGCTTCTGCGTCTGCTGCGGCTACCTCGGCTACTAACGCTGCTAACAGCGCCACCAGTGCTGCTAACAGTGCCACGGCTGCTGCTGCAAGCTATGATAGCTTCGATGATCGTTACTTAGGCTCTAAGACCTCTAATCCTACGCTTGACAACGACGGTAATGCGCTGCTGACTGGTGCCTTGTACTGGAACAGTACCGTGGGCGAGATGCGTGTGTATGACGGATCAAATTGGGTTGCAGCTTATCTTCCTGCCTCTGGCTATGTAACGCTTACCGGAACTGAAACACTTACCAACAAGACGATCAATGGATCAAACAACACGATCACCAATATCAGTCTATCCTCCGGCGTCACAGGCACACTTCCTGTTGTCAACGGCGGTACTGGGCAAACCAGCTATACAAACGGTCAACTCTTAATTGGCAACAGCACGGGCAATACGCTTACCAAAGCGACGTTGACAGCAGGCTCTGGGGTAACTATTACCAACGGAGCTGGTTCTATCACCATCGCAACATCTGGTGGAAGTGCTAATTTCCAAGAGTTTACTTCTTCTGGCACTTGGACAAAACCTTCCGGCGCTACCTTTGTGTTGGTTGAGGTGTGGGGTGCAGGTGGCGGCGGCGGTAGTGGTGGTAGCGGAGGAACTCGTTCTGGTGGTTCTGCCGGTGCTGGCGGTGCGTATGCTTATCGTTTGTTCAAAGCATCTGATCTAAGCGCAACTGAAAGCATTACGATTGGAGCAGGTGGAACCGGAGGAACGGGAGTTTCAAGCACAAATGGAAATAATGGTACATCCGGAGGCGCGAGTGATTTTGGAACAAAACTGTATGCCTATGGTGGCGATCAAGGTGAGGGAGGCGCTACAGCCGTTAGAGCCGGTTCCAGAGGCGGCGGTGTTCTAAATTCTTCAGGAGATCCCCGAAACTATGCATCATCAGGATATCAAACCGGCCAATTCGGCGGCGTAAATACCGTATCACCGAATTTTGCTGGCGCCTCTTCTGGATTTGGTGGTGGAGGTGGCGGAGGCTCTCCAACAAGCGGGGCCGGACAAGCAGGAGGCTGCTCGTATCAAGGCGGAGCGGGTGGCGGTGGAGGCGGTGGCTCTAGTAGCGGCGCAGGAGGAGCGGGAGGTTCGATTACAGGAGCAAGCGGCGGCGGCGGAAGCGGCGGTAGCGTTGGAGGCCCAGGATCAGCAGGCTCTACATTTAGATTCGGAGGCGGCGGTGGCGCAGCAGATAGCGTAACCGTCGGAGGCGCAGGAGGCGCAGGAGGAGTTGCTGCGGGTGGTGGCGGAGGCGGTTACTCAGGCGCGAACGACAGCGGCGCAGGCGGTAATGGTGGTAATGGATACTGCCGTGTCTATACTTGGTAAGGGAAAAACATGAGATACGCAATCATCAAAGATGGCAAGGTGGCAAACATTGCGGTTGCCGATCCTGAATATGCACAGTCTCAAGGTTGGGTTGAATGCCCTCCAGGTGTTGACATTGGATGGGTGTTTGATGGCAACACACCGCTACCTCCTCCTCCCGATACTGAAGGTGAAGCAGCAAAAGTAAGGGCGCAACGCGATCAGTTGCTTATTGCTTCAGACATCAATGTATTACCTGATCGGTGGAATTCGATGACTGTTGAACAACAGCAGGCATGGTCAACTTATCGTCAAGCCTTGCGTGACGTAACTATTCAGGAAGGATTTCCTTGGAATATTCAGTGGCCTGAGCAGCCGTAAGGAGATGTTGTGATTGATCCGGTTACAGCCTTCGGAGTAGCTGTTACGGCATTTAATACCGTACAGAAGCTGGTGAAGGCTGGCAAAGAAATAGAAAGTGTAGCGGGACAGCTTGGTAAATGGTACTCGGCTGTCCAATCTTTTAACGAAAGTGCTGCCAAAAAAGAACAAGACCTCAAGAAAGGCAAGTTTCTTGGTAAAGGATCAATTGAGCAGGAAGCATTAGACATCGTAATGCACCGAGAGCGACTAAAGAAGATGGAGTATGAACTCTATATTCTTATCGCTGGTGTATATGGACAAGAGGCCTATCAGTCCATGATGTCTGAACGAATTAAGATCAAAAGACAGCGAGAGCAAGCAGTAAAGATTGCAAAACGTCGGCAAAAAGAGATGATTACTAACGGTTTGTATTTGTTTGCTATTGCTTTCCTTCTTGTGCTTTGTTACCACATGTACGAATACTTAGCGAGGAACATATGATGAAGAAGCCTAATAAAGTTGAGAAAGTTATGCGAGAGTACAAGGAAGGTACTTTACATAGCGGAAAGAAAGGCCCAGTTGTCAAGAGCCGTAAGCAGGCTGTAGCGATTGCCTTGTCAGAGGCTGGAATGTCTAAGAAAAAGGCTAAGAAGTAACATGGATGCAGGCTTCAACGAGGACTTGAAACGAATAGAGACAAAAGTAGACAAACTAACTGATGCCGTTACTCGTCTGATCCTCGTTGAAGAGCGTCAGACTGCTCAAGGTGTTCGGATTGATGATCTTGAAGAAAAGACAGAAGAACTTGATAAGAGCATTACCAGAGTAGATCGTAAGGTTGAACGGTGGGTAAACATGGGCATGGGTGCTTGGGCTGTTGTAGCTACATTATTTATGATCTTCCAGTTTGTTGTAAAAGCACAACACTAGTGCAGACACCTATTGACAAGTCTAAGAGAATCGTCTATAATGATTACTTATAAAGACACCAAGGAAAACTAATGGCAACAACTTATTTACAACTTGTTAACAATGTCCTTATAAGACTTAGGGAAACAGAGGTTTCATCTGTTGGTGATACTCCTTATAGTTCTTTGATTGGTGTCTTAGTCAATGACGCAAAGCGTGAAATTGAAGACGCCTACTCATGGAATGCTTTAAGTCAAACGATTGTCGTACCTACTGTCTCCGGACAACAGGCATACACATTGACAGGTTCTGGTCAACGGTTTAAGGTTGACATGGTTATGAACGAGACTGAAGATGTCCCGATGTATCAGGTGTCCCCTGACTGGTTGGATACACAGTATTATCTCGCTGATGTCCAGAATGCTGCTCCGATCTACTATGCCTTTGACGGTGTAAGCAACGACGACAATGTTGTCCGTGTCTGGCCACAGCCTGATGCGGTCTATTCCTTACGGTTTAATCTGAACATTCCTCAGACTGACCTGTCTGCCAACGGTGACTTGATTAAAGTTCCTCCTCACTTGGTGCAGATGTTAGCATACGCTAACGCTGTGGCTGAACGAGGTGAAGATGGTGGACAGTCTTTCAGTGAATTATATCAGAAGTATCGTCTTGCACTGTCAGACGCTATTGCTCTTGAAGCTAACCGGTACGATGAACAAGTAACCTGGACGAGTGTATAATGGTAGCAAAGCTGTTAACCACTTCTATCGCTGCTCCGGGTTTCTACGGCCTTAACACGCAGGACTCGGTGGTTTCACTTGAATCAGGCTTTGCTACTGTTGCTACGAATTGTGTGATTGACAAGTTTGGTCGTATTGGTGCTCGTAAAGGCTGGAGTCCATCTCATACTACCAACACTGACTTAGGCTCAAATGCTGTCAAGGCTATCGGTGAGTTGATTGCTGCTGACGGTACTTCTTACACGATTGCTGCCGGTAACAACAAGCTGTTCAGGCTTAACGGCGGTACACTGACGATGCTAACCTACGGTGGTGGCGGAACTGCTCCGACGATCACTGACAGCAACTGGCAGATGGCTGCTCTGAACGGTATCCTGTACATGTACCAGTCTGGACACGATCCTTTGATCTTTGATCCTGCTGTGTCTAACTCGACGTACCGTAGGGTGTCTGAGAAGACCGGATATGTTGGAACTGTAACCCACAACAACTGCGTAATCAGTGCATATGGTCGTACATGGTCAGCCAATAACACATCTAGTAAGACGGTTATTCAGTTCTCTGATCTGCTTAGTGGTTTCGTGTTATCGACAGGCACTGCTGGAACGCTGGATATTGCAGAAATATGGCCTGCTGGTGCCGACGAAATCATTGCTCTAGCAGCCCATAACGGCTTCCTGATCGTCTTTGGTCGTAGACAGATTCTGATCTATGCTAACGCTCAAGACCCTGCTGGTCTACAGCTACAGGACACGATTACAGGTGTTGGCTGCTTTGCACGAGACTCTGTGGTAGCCACTGGCTCAGATGTGTACTTCCTGTCCGACAGCGGTGTCAAGTCACTGTCTCGGGTGATCCAGGAGAAGTCTTCGCCGATGCGCGACATCAGCGCAAATGTGCGTGATGATGTTGTAGCTGCGATGACTCTGGAGACTGCCGCAGGTATCAAGGCAACACACTCAGACAAGGAAGGTTTCTATCTGATTACTTTCCCTGTCACTGGAGTAACCTACTGCTTTGACCTTCGGATGCTACTACCTAACGGCGCAAGCAGGGCTACGACATGGGATGGAAATGTACCAACAGCCTTCTGCTACAAACAGAACAAAGACCTTCTGTTAGGTAAACCCGGATATGTCGGTAAGTATGACACTTATCGTGACAATACCGATACTTATGTGATGCGATACTACACCAACTACTTCGACTTCGGTGTGCCCACGGCACTGAAGATTATGAAGAAGGTTGGAATCACGACTATCGGTGGACAGGGTTATCCTGTGGTGCTGAAGTTCGGTTATGACTACAGTGACATTCTGAATAGCCGTCAGTTCAACCTGTCAAACGCTGCTGTTGCAGAATACAATATTTCCGAGTTCAATATTGGTGAATACGGTGGATCAGCTTTCGACAACAAGGTAATCAACATTGGTGGTGCCGGTAAAGTTATTCAGCTAGGTTTTGAAACTACTGTGAATACTCGACCAGTGTCCATCCAAAAGATTGATGTCTTTACCAAAGTAGGAAAAACGAGGTAACTAAGTGTCTAATTATACCAAAACTACTAACTTTGCTATTAAAGACGGTCTTGTGTCGGGCAATCCTTCCAAGATCATCAAGGGCACGGAAATCGACACAGAGTACAATAACATTGCCTCTGCCGTTTCCTCTAAGCCTGACGCTAACAATGGAACGCATACGGGAACCACAACGATGGCTAATCTAACATTGTCTGGTACATTCTCTGGTACCGTTGATGGAGGTACCTACTAATGGCTACTGATTTCTCTTTGCTTGGTGGCACTCAGTTAAGTAGTGTTCCTGCTGCTCTTCAGAAAGGCTTTACTGAGGCTGGAGGTGCTCCTGCTGCCGGTCTTAATCTTTCCGGACTACTGACCGGATTGCTAGGAACCGCCGGTAATGTGTACAATCTAAATCAGCTTTCTTCTGCACAGCAGCAAGCTGGTCAGATGGCGCAGCAGCAGGCACAGTTCCGTCCTGTAGGTGTTACCACCCGCTTTGGTCGTAGCGGCTTTCAGTATGGCCCTGATGGTCGTCTGACGGGTGCTGGCTACCAAGTGGCTCCTGATGTAGCCGCTATGCGTGAGGCTCTGCTGGGTATCTCCGGCGGAGCACTGCAACAGGCACAGCAGCAGCAAGCCATGCAGAACCAAGTCAACCAAGCTGCTCAAGGTTTGTTTGGCTTAGGACAGCAGTATGTTGCTGAGTCTCCGCAGGCTGCTGCACAGCGGTTTATGGCACAGCAGCAAGAACTGTTAGCTCCTCAAGATGAGCGTGCTCTGGCACAGTTGCAGACGCAACAGTTCCGTAGGGGCACTGGCGGCCTTGCGATGGGTGCCACTGGCGCTACTCCGATGGGTGCTCCTGGTCTGCGTGCTGCTAACCCGGCTATGGAAGCCTTCTACAACGCACAACAGCAGCGTAACGCTCAGTTGGCTGCTCAGGCACAG